AATCAGATATTAAAACAGTTGATGGTAAATTAAAAATAGTTCCAAAAAAGAAAAAATAATTATGGGAAAAACAGCTTTCGATTTAATGCATGTACCGGGATTCAATCCACCAGCAGGCCACAATAAATGGGGCTATACAAATGGTGGCGATAGAGTTGCTATGGCTAAAGGTGGTTGGATACAATCAGTAAATAAATCAATTAAAAAACGTGGAACTAAAGGAAAATGCACACCGATTACAAAAAAAGGTTGCACTGGAAGAGCAAAAGCTTTAGCTAAGACTTTTAAAAAAATGGCTAAGAAAAGGAAATCGTAATGAGAAAAAAACATAATATAGGCGGAAGAGCTAACTTACTAGAAGAAATGGGTAGAATCGATGCAAGAAGACACCCTGATGCAGCAGATAGAGCTGAGAAAAGAAGAGTTATTGGAGAATTAAATAAAGGTTATAAATCAGGTGGTGTAGTCCTTAAAGGTAAAAAAGTAGGGTGTCAAATCAAGTAATGAATTTTTTAAAGAAAATATGGAACTTCCTAGTATTTGGAAGTAAAAAAGAACCAGTGGTTTTGGAAGAAACTGCTGTAGAAGAAAAGAAAGAAACAGTTCCACATTGTGGCACTCATACAAGATTTAAAAAGAATTGCCCTAACTGTCTAAGTGCAGTTGGTGTAGTATAATATGGTTGATTTAGAAAACGTAATATTCAAATTAAGAAAAGCACTTACTAATCGTGTTAATCAATTATCGCTCTCTGTAACATCGGGAGGGGTTGACAATATGGAGACTTACAAGTATATAATAGGACAAATTAACGCCCTAGAGGCAACTAAACAGGAACTCTCTAACCTGCTAGACGATAAGGAGCAAAATGAGTCAAAAGGAACAGTCATCAATATCAACGGCACAAAGCCCAAAGATAATCACACCAAATAAAGAATTAGTCGGCTTAAAAAAATCAGAAGAAAAAAAAGAAGTCACAAACGAAAAAGCAAAATTACCTCAACCAACTGGTTGGAGACTTTTAGTTTTACCATTTAAGATGAATGAAAAAACTAAAGGTGGAGTAATTATAAATGAATCAACATTAGAACGTCAACAAGTTGCATCACAATGCGGAAACGTATTAGCGATGGGATCAGAATGTTATAAGGATAAAGAACGTTATCCAACAGGTCCATGGTGCAAGGTTGGTGACTGGGTGGTCTTTGCACGTTATGCAGGATCACGAATCAATATTGAAGGTGGGGAAGTAAGATTGTTAAATGAAGATGAAGTTTTAGCAATCGTCGAGGATCCAGAGGATCTCTTGCATAAATACTAAACATAGAAAAGGAGAAAACTATGCCAGAAGACAAAAAAACAGTTGATATAGATACTTCAGGACCTGAAGTAGATGTAACTGTTGAAGAAACAAAAGACGAATCGGTTGTAGAAACCGAAGCGCCTAAAGAGGAAACAAGTACCCCGGAACAAGAAACAGTAAAAGAAGTAGTTAAGGAACAAGAAACCAAAACAGAAGACTCTAAATTAGAAGACTATAGTAAAGGTGTTCAATCACGTATTGCTAAACTTACTCGTAAGATGAGAGAAGCAGAACGTAGAGAAGCCGCAGCTGTAGAATATGCTTCTTCTTTAGAAAAACAAAGAAAAACTGATCAGGAAAGATTTGAAAAAGTTGATTCTGATTATACTAAAAGATTTGAGGAAAGTGTTAAAACTGGAATGGAATCTGCGCAAAAAGAACTTGCGAGAGCCATTGAATCAGGAGATGCACCAGCTCAGGTCGAAGCAAACAAACGTATAGCAGAGCTTGCGTTTGATAATGCTAAACTAAAACAAAGACAAACTGAACGGGAAGAGAAACCCGTACAGTTATCTGACGGTGGACAATTACCAAAAGAAGCTCCACGATCATTACCTCAAGCTGATCCTATGGCTGAAGATTGGGCGGGAAGAAATAAATGGTTCGGGACTAACCGAGCTATGACTTTCACTGCGTTCGAAATTCACAAGGATTTAGTGGAAAAAGAAGGATATGATCCAAAATCAAATGAGTATTATGAAGAAGTTGATAAACGTATAAGAGTTGACTTTCCCCATAAATTTGATAATAGTGGAGATATACAAACGACTAGACCCGTACAGTCGGTGGCTTCTGCGAATAGAAGTGCAAAAACTGGTCGCAAACAAATGAGACTCACATCATCTCAAGTCGCAATAGCGAAAAAATTGAATGTGCCACTCGAAGAATATGCAAAACAATTAAAACTCACGAAGGAGGCATAAGCATATGAAAAAAGAAGACAAAAAAACAACTTCTCGTGCGGCTGATACTCGGACACAAACTGAACGTCCAAAAGAGTACAAGCCACCATCCTCTCTGGATGCACCACCAGCGCCTAATGGCTTTAGGCACAGATGGATAAGAGCCGAATCAGTAGGATTCATAGATAGTAAAAATATTTATGGAAGACTGAGAGAAGGATATGAATTAGTGCGAGCTGATGAATATTCTAAAACGGACTATCCTGTAGTTGCCGACGGTAAGTACGCTGGGATCATTGGAGTAGGAGGCCTATTGTTGGCTAGGATACCCGAAGAACTCGCGGAGCAACGTGTTGACTATCAGAAGAAACTTACTGAAGGACAAGACGAAGCCGTAGAAACCGACTTGCTTAGGGAGCAACATAAGAGTATGCCGATCGATGTCGATCGACAGTCTCGTGTAACCTTCGGTGGTACAAAGAAATAATATTTCTTAAACTATCGGAATTTTAAATAAACCGTGCTGGAGGCTTTCTTCGGAAGGCAGGCACATAAGGAGTAATAACTATGGCAAATAGTAACACTAAAGGATTTGGTTTGATTTCAGTGGGTACAGTTGGTTCAACACCAGCTACTCAGGGTCAAGGCAAATACTATATAGATGCCGGTGATACTGACGATTTATTTCAAGGATGTTCTGTTCGAATGAAGGACGGATACATCGTGGAAGCGTCAAGTACTCGGACATTCTTAACGATAGGTGTTTTAAACGGTATCTTCTACAATGCGGCGACAACTTTGAAGCCGACGTGGGCGAACTGGTATAACCAACCTATTACTCCGGCTAACAGTGAGGATATTACAGCTTTTGTAATAGACAACCCTTTCCAACTTTTCATGGGATCAACTTCTGCAGCAGTAACACAGGCAAACGTCGGTAGAACTGTATCTTTCGCAGCAGCTGTTCCAACAGGAAGTGAAATTTCTGGACAGTGTACTAATACAATGGACATCGGTAATATCCACGATACTAACAATCAGTGGAGAATCATAAGAAACGCTGAGGACCCTGAGAACCAAGATCAAACAGCAGCTTACTGCTCAATGATTTTTGCTCAGAACCTTGGACAATACTTATGTAATTCTGCTACAGTTGGTAACGACTGGACAATATAGGAGCATATAGACATGGCAATATCAAGAGCACAGCTAGTTAAAGAACTAGAACCAGGCCTAAATGCACTATTTGGGCTGGAGTACAAACGGTATGACAATGAGTCTGCCGAAATATACGTAACCGAATCATCTGACAGAGCTTTCGAAGAGGAAGTAATGTTATCTGGATTCGCTAACGCTGATGTAAAAGCAGAAGGTCAAGGCGTATCATACGATGAAGCGCAAGAGACTTACACTGCTCGTTACACTATGGAAACGATCGCGCTTGCTTTCGCTATCACAGAAGAAGCTATCGAAGATAATCTCTACGATAGACTAGCTTCTAGATACACAAAAGCACTAGCAAGATCTATGTCAAACGCTAAACAAGTTAAAGCAGCTGTACCATTAAATAATGGTCTACCTTCGGTAGCCACTTATAAAACTGGTGACGCTGTTTCATTGTTCTCAACAAACCATACGACAATCAATGGTGCATGTTCGAACACACTTGCTACGCAAGCTGACTTAAACGAAACTTCATTAGAACAATCGCTAATCGACATCGCTGCGATGACTGATGAAAGAGGTTTAAAAATAGCTGCTAGAGGCGTTAAGATGATAGTTCCATCTGCTAATCAGTATCAAGCTGAGAGATTATTAAAATCTCAAGGTAGAACACAGACAGCAGATAATGATGTTAATGCAATCGTATCTATGGGGATGATTCCTCAAGGATACAGAGTGAATCATTTCTTAAATGATTCTGATTCATGGTACATCATTACGGACGTTCCAAACGGTATGAAACACTTTGAAAGAACTCCATTGACAACTTCAATGGAAGGTGATTTCGATACTGGTAACGTTAGATACAAAGCTAGAGAAAGATACGTTTTTGGCGCATCTGACTTTAGAGGTATCTATGGCGTTGAAGGTACGTAA